TACGCCGGATCGCGCTTCCAGATAGAAGGTGGCGAGGTTCGCATCATCAATGACGATGAAGTCATTGCAACAATCGTCGATCCTGACGATATCAAGACATACGGAGCATAGTATGCAAAACGATCTTGCTGAAAAAGAAGAACTTGAAGTTGAAGTAGAAGAGCAACAAGTTGAAGTTCCCGTTGATCAGGCAGAGGCCGAACAAGATGCGGGGGCAGAGACAAAAGAAGATGAATTAGAACAATATTCTGAATCTGTTCAGAAACGAATCTCAAAGCTAACGAACAGGTTTCGAGAAGAAGAACGTCAGAGGCAAGCTGCGCTTGAGTACGCGGAAGCTGTCAAAGAGCAGAACGATGAGCTTCGTGCTCGAATTGACAAACTAGACCAGTCCTATGTGGGAGAGTTTGGGAACCGAGTTGAGTCAGATGCCGTTGCGGCTAAAGAAGCGTACAAGAAAGCCTATGACGAAGGCAACGCTGATGCGATGTTTGAAGCGCAACAGCGAATTAGTCAGATTGCTTTGGAGCAAGCTCGGTACGAAGAAGCCAAGCGCCGAAACGAAGAACGACAAACGCAGCCTGTCAAAGAGGCGGCACCACAGTCACAAGCACAAGCTCGACAGCCCGCACAACCGGACCCGAAGGCCGAAGCTTGGGCATCTAAAAACGATTGGTTTGGCAACGATCAAACCATGACTTACGCAGCTTTCGGTATTCATCGCCAACTTATTGAAGAAGAGGGGTTTGACCCCACCTCAGATGAGTATTATAGTGAACTTGACAAACGTGTTCGCACGGAGTTCCCGCAGAAGTTTGCGGAAACAAAGCGCGATGCTGGACCTAGAGTCGCTTCTGCTGGGTCCACGGCTTCAAAGTCGTCGTCAAAGGGGCGCAGAACAGTCAAACTGACTCCATCGCAGATTGCGATTGCGAAACGATTGAATGTTCCGCTCGAGGAATATGCCAAGTACGTAAAGGAGTAAGACATGGCTGAAAGAACTACACGCGAATCAAAGAGTCGCGCAAACACCCAGCGGCGTAAGCCCTGGACTCCGCCTTCCAAGTTAGAGGCACCTGAAGCACCGGCTGGTTACCAGCATCGTTGGGTCAGAACCCACATCCGTGGTGAAGACGATAAAACCAACGTACACGCAAAGCTCCGTGAGGGGTGGGAACCGGTACGTGCTGACGAGTACCCCGATCTTGCAAATCGCTATCCAGTGATTGAGGAAGGCAAGGATGCTGGAATTATCGGCGTAGGCGGCTTAATGCTGTGTCGTATTCCAGAGGAAACGGTCGAAGAAAGAACTGAATACTATCGGGAACAGACCCGCAATCAGATGCGTTCCGTTGACGAAAACCTTATGAGGGAACAACATCCCTCGATGCCTATCCACAACGATAGGCAAAGTCGTGTAACTTTCGGAGGAAAAGACTCCTCCTAACCTAATGAGGTAGAGCAATGGCAAACTCAAATGTTGCCTTCGGCATGAAGCCGATTAATACCGCAGGTAGCACACCAGCTACTTCCGGTACTAATGCGTATCACATTAAGTCAGATGCAAGCGCGATTTTTCAAGGTTCTCCGGTTATCGCAACTAATGACGGCACCATTGCTGTCTCCAGTTCTGCTTCCGGTGATACCTTGAAATTTATCGGCGTGTTTGCTGGCTGTGAATACGTAGACGCGACCAGCGGTAAGAAGAAGTTTTCGAACACTTGGCCTGGGTCGGGAAGTGCGAACACAAATTTCGACATAATTGCGAATGTGTACGACAATCCGATGCAGCGATTCATTGTTTGTTCGGACGCGTCCCTTACTGACAAAGCGACAGCAATCGCCGCCATTTTCGAGAGCGCTGAGTTCTCGGCTGAGTCTAGCAAAGGCGCAGCAAATGGTAATACAACCACTGGTATTTCGACAGCACAGCTAGATGTGTCAACCGTAGATGCTGCTGATCTTTCGCACCCGCTGAAGATCGTAGGTATTATGGATGATCCAGAAAACGCTGACTTCACTGCTGCCGGCATTCCGCTGATTGTGATGATCAACAACCACGCCCTTACAGCACCTGCCACTGGCGGATCTGCTGAAGGCGGAATCTCGTAAGGAGGGTAGTGAGTTATGGCTATTTCTCGCGCACAACTCGCCAAAGAACTTGAGCCTGGTCTCAATGCCCTCTTTGGCATGGAATATGGTCGCTACGAGGGTCAGCATGCTGAAATCTTCGACACCGAAGGCTCCGACCGAGCATTCGAAGAAGAGGTCATGCTGTCAGGTTTTGGTGCCGCACCCGTTAAAAACGAAGGCGCTGGAATCTCGTTCGATGACGCAAACGAGGCGTATACCGCACGGTATACCCACGAGACCGTCGCAATGGGTTTCTCGATCACCGAGGAAGCTGTTGAGGACAACCTGTACGACCGTCTGGCATCACGTTACACCCGTGCCCTCGCTCGTTCGATGGCTCACACAAAGCAAGTTAAGGCCGCTTCCGTCCTTAACAACGCTTTCACCGCAGGCGCAACTGCCGGCGGCGACGGTGTAGCACTCTGTGATGCTTCGCATCCGCTTACCAGTGGTGGCACTTTCAACAACGAGCCATCAGTAGCAGCCGACCTTAACGAGACTTCTCTTGAAGACGCTCTTATCAGCATTGCTGGTTTCGTCGATGAGCGTGGCCTTGTTATCGCACTGCGTGGCATGAAGATGATTATTCCACGTCAGCTTCAGTTTATTGCTGAACGCTTGCTGGTATCGAACCTTCGTGTTGGAACTGCCGACAACGATGTTAATGCTATTAAGAGCATGGGCATGCTGCCGGAAGGTTATGTAGTCAACGACTACCTGACCGACACTGATGCGTTTTTCATCAAGACGGACGCACCAAACGGCCTCAAGCACTTTGAGCGTATGCCTTTGTCAACCAATATGGACCCGGACTTCGACACCGGTAACATGCGGTTCAAGGCTCGTGAGCGTTATTCGTTCGGCTTCTCAGACCCGCGTTGCGTATTCGGTTCACCCGGCGCGTAACGAAGGGGAAAAATCCTCCCCGACTGGGGGCCGCGATTGCGGCCCCCTTTTTTTTAGAGTATTATAGATACGTCCCTGACAGATCCGAGGTGGGTCTGACACTAGCCAAGACAGGAGTACCAAATGGCTAATACTACTTTTTCAGGTGCAGTTCGTTCGAAAGGCGGCTTCACCTCTGTAAGTGAAAACTCTACTACTGGAGCATTCACCACTCTTTCAAGCATCAGTTCTACTGGTGTGTCCTCCTTTGATGCGAACACAATGGCTGTAGAGGCCGGCACCGGCATTACAACCGGCTCTGGCACCGTTTATCGCAGTTCCGTACAGCGTATGGGCGGCATCATCACTACCCGTATTCTTATTGACCTTACAGGTCTGCGCTCAACCGGCTCTGGTGATATCATCGGGGTTAACGGTACGGCACTGGTTTGTCACATTGGTCAGATCACAGCCGCAAAGAACGGCACTATCTTGACAGGTAGCATGGAGTGTTTTGAGGCACCTGCTGGCGGCGATCCGGATATCAACATTCATTCCGCGACAGAAGGCACGGGTGTTGAGGATGGAGCAATCGCTGATTTGACCGAGACACTTCTGGTTAATGCAGGCGATGCAACGATTGGCAGCAAAGTGTACTTCACCGGAGTTCCGGCTGCGGATGAGTTCCTTTACCTGACAACAGGTGCGGCCACTGATGCCGACTATACTGCGGGCAAACTCTTCATCGAGATGATGGGCTACGAAGCCTAGTAAGGAAGTTTGAAATGGCAAGTTCCATTATTGCTAAAACGGCGACCTCTACAGGAACATTGCTTGGCGGAAGAACTCGACTCAAGTCGTTTGTCATTAGAAGTGCAAGCAGTGGTAGCCCTGCTGCTGTTTTCAGAAGTGGTGGAGGGTCTGGTACGACCCTATTAACCATGACTTTTGTGGCAGGAGATGACACTCAGATCACTGTTCCAGATCATGGGATAATTTTCGAAGACGGTTGTCACGTAACACTGACGAATGTTGATTCGATAACTGCATTCTTTGGGTAGCGTCATGGCACGTAAACCCAGCAAGATGCCGCCAAGAAACAAAAAGAATTTCCGCCCCACAAAAGCTGGGGCGGGAATGACTGAGGCTGGGGTAAAGGCATATCGCCGTGCAAACCCTGGTAGCAAACTCAAGACAGCAGTGACGGGTAAGGTCAAGAAGGGTAGTAAGGCTGCGAACAGACGCAAGTCTTTCTGCGCTCGTTCTGCGGGACAAATGAAGAAGTTTCCAAAGGCTGCAAAAAACCCGAACAGCCGGCTACGTCAGGCACGGCGGAGGTGGAAATGCTAGATGAAAAAACTTTGGTTAAAGCCGGCCTTGTTACTTTTGGGGGCGTGGCTCTTTCTCTTGTGGTTTGGATCCTCACGACACTGATAGAGGTCGATAAGCGCACGGCGGTCATTGTCGTCAAGGTTGAATCCAATCACAAAATGTTGACCCCCTTATGGGAAGATTACGTTCGGAGACAAAGAAATGGCGATGTCGCGTGGTTCAATGAGGCAGCAGATAACCAAGCCCCCACAAAAGAAAAAATGGACCAAGGCTCGTAAGGGAAAAGTAAATTGCAAACGGCCTAAAGGGTTTAGTGAAAAAGCGTATTGCGCCAGTAAGAGGAAACGAAGGAATGGCTAAAGATGCATGCTATCACAAAGTTAAAGCGAGATATCGCGTTTTCCCGTCGGCGTACGCAAGCGGCGCCATTGCGAAATGCAGAAAAGTCGGTGCAGCCAACTACGGAACCGGCGGTAAAAAGAAGAAAAGCAAACGAGCAGACGGAGGAGTCGAGCTTACAGAAGGCACAAGACAAAAATCAAAAAGACCTTTTCGAGGGAAGGCTGTAGAGGGGACTGCGGTGGCTCGTGGTTGTGGCGTTGTCATGGGTGACCGGCGCAAACGAACCAAGGGCGCAGTCACACAGTCTTGATTCATGTCTTTCTGCTGTTCGTATTTGTTGAAACGGGTGAAGAACGTAAGTTGGTTAGTAATGACATGTATTTTCGTTCTGTTGATGAGTGCGTGTACTTTGCACAACGGCTGCACAAGCAAGGACAGAAAATCACATCTTACTGTTTGCCGGCAATGGTAGATAAAGATACGAAAGTGTACTGATGGATCCAGTATCTGCAATGGCGACTGCTTCAGCAGCCTTTGGCGCGCTTAAAAAAGGTTTTGCTATAGGTCGAGATATAGAAGCTATGGCCTCAGACCTTTCACGCTGGATGGGCGCTCTGTCTGACCTTGACCAGATGGAGAAAGAAGCAAAGAATCCCCCTATTTTTAAAAAGCTGTTTGGTGGTCAAAGCGTTGAGCAGGAGGCCATAACGACTTTTGCCAACAAGCAAAAGGCACAGCAGCAGCGTTATGAGCTACAGCAGTGGATTTCTTTGACAATGGGCAAGTCAAAATGGGATCAACTCGTTGCAATGGAAGGACAAATAAGAAAGAGGCGCAAGGAGACTTTGTATCGTCAACGTGAACGCCGCCGTAAATTTGTGGAAATTGTAGCGTGGATTTTAGTTTCTGGAGTTGGTCTCGCGGCTTTGACTGCTTTTATTTTACTGCTAAAGTCTCACTCAGCTAGTGCTGATCAAATGGTCACTTGTCGTAAGGTGAAGTGTGAAAAGCTAGAAAACAGAGAAATAATTTGTGTGTTCCGAGGTGCGAACAATACGATAGAGTCTCAGTTTTTTCAGTATCTGGAGTTTGTGCCGAATGAGTATCAGTGCAAGTACGACCCTAACGCGAAGAAAGACATGACCATACAAGAAAGTCTTGAACAAATACGAAAGTCGAGAGACTAAGATGGCTGTACGTAAAACCAAAAAAGGATTGGCGTTAAAGCGCTGGTTTAAAGAGGACTGGAAAGATGTACGCACTGGCAAGGCGTGTGGCAGAAAGAAGGGCGAAAAACGCGGCACTCCTTATTGCCGTCCTTCCAAACGCGTTTCTTCTAAAACTCCTAAGACATCGTCAGAAATGACAGCGGCTGAAAAGCGTAGTAGAATCAGTCAAAAGAAACGCATTGGTCAGCCTGCCGGTAAGCCGCGTCGTGTGAAAGCAGTGAGAAGGAAAAAGAAGTAATGGCTCTAAAAGACATACCCCCAGGTAACAAAGGTCTGCCTAATTTACCAACTCCCGTCAGAAATAAAATGGGGTTTAAAAAGAAGGGCGGGACAGTGAAGGCCAAGGATGGCAAATTTATGTGTGCACCGCGTAAGGAAATGGCCGGTGCTGGGCAGATGCCCACCAGAAAGGCGTAAGGAGAAGCAAGATGGCAATGAAGAAAAAGAAAAAAGGCATGAAGCGCGGCGGCGTTGCTAAGAAAAACATGGGCGGCACCATGAAGAAAAAAGGCATGAAGCGTGGTGGCGTTGCTAAGAAAAACATGGGCGGCGCCATGAAGAAAAAAGGCTATGCTCGTGGCGGTGCTAAACGGAAATAAGGATACGTAAAACGTGGCATTTCTTCAAAGTAACATCCCGCACTTCAAGTGTTGGGTGCGAAGGGAGTATACCTGCAATCATGACGACCACCACGGGGACTTCCTTCACGCGATGGCAATAGCCGTCACAGCGATGCCAAATCGCTGCTTGAGTTTTCAAACTATCTTTACCGGTTGTGAGGTGGACGACACCGGTGAAGACAACGTCCACGGGGGCGCAATGTGGGCAAGGATGCCCATAACAGCATTAGTAGGAGATACACCGTTAGACGAGTGGCCTGATCCCATGCCTGTTCATTATGCACAGCCTTGGGATTGCATGTCGCACACACATGCGGTGTACGTATTAGACAGAGCACAGCCTTGTCCCTGGTTGGCAAAAGTAGACGGTGAGATGTATCCGGCGAAGTATTATTTTACGGTGGACTACACTGAGAGTGAGGTGGCGGATGATCCGGCGCAGCATAAACAGAGTCATGTTCTCGAGTTGTTGGATGCGGGCAAATGGACTGGAAACATAATAGCGTTGCCGAATAACAGAGTAAGAGTGACACATCCGGCATGGTTTGAAACAGGAGAAGGTGCGCCTGATTTCAGGCCATCTCAACATATCCATTACTCCAAGTCTGATTTGGACTATACTCTGGATGTGAATCAGATCTTTGACAATCTGTACGCGGAGGACGAAAAATGACTACATCAGGTTCAAGGGACTTTGATCTCGACGTAGCTGAGATCATAGAAGAGGCATATGAGCGGTGCGGCCTTGAGGTTCGCACAGGTTACGATGCGCGTACGGCTCGGCGTTCTTTGAACCTAATGTTCGCGGATTGGGCAAACAGAGGTCTAAATCTATGGACAGTCAAACAAGCGACACAGTCTTTGACCTCTGGAACAGCTACCTATACTTTTGATGCAACACACACGGACTTGCTTGAGGTAGTTCTCCGTCGAAGCAGTACAGACTTTCAGCTAGCTCGTATGTCTAGAAGTGAATACCTGCATCTACCAAACAAAGATCAGACAGGAAGACCAAGTCAGTTTTTCTATAACAGGCAGGTTTCCCCCGAGGTAACGCTGTGGCCTACGCCGGACAGTTCTAGTGACAGTCTTGTGTATTACTATGTACGGCGCATCGAAGATGCGGATGCTTTAGTTAACACCACAGACGCGCCGTTTCGGTTTCTACCGTGTATGGTGGCGGGGCTTGCTTACTACACGGCGTTGAAGAAAGCGCCGGAACGTGTGCAGCTTTTGAAGGTTGTGTATGAAGAAGAATTCCAACGCGCAGCCGACGAAGACGAAGACCGCGTAGCTCTAAAGCTACAGCCTAGTATGCAATACCTGAGAGTGAACTAATGGCACGGTTCGCATCAGGCAAAGATGCATATGGCATTTCTGACAGGTCTGGTTTTAGGTACAGACTACGTGACATGGTTACGGAGTGGAATGGATCTAAGGTTGGCAACGATGAGTTTGAGTCAAAACATCCTCAACTAGAGCCAATACGAGTGGGGCCGGACCCGCAAGCGCTTCATGACCCACGTCCTGATCAGCGTACAGAAGTGTCGATTGCTAGATTATTAATAGCAAATCCCTTCTTGTCAGGGGCATCGGGATCAGCAGTTATCACTGTTATCGAGCCATCTCATGGACGTTCGTCCTCAGATACGGTAAGATTCCGCAAGACGGAGGGCTTTGATGGATTTACAAGCACGGTTTTGGAGAGCGGTTCGGGTTATTCGATCACTGTTGTGGGCACCGACACGTATACCTTCACAGCCACATCCGGAACCGCAACAGCAGGTGGTCAACGCGGGGGTGGTGAAAATGCGACCTCCGGCCCAGTGACACTGGAGAAGTAGATGGCGTACACTTTTGCACAGTTGAAGACAGCGATACAGGAGTACACTGAAAACACAGAAACAGCTTTTGTCTCGAACATCGATGATTTTATTCGATCTACTGAAGATCGCATATTCTATCTAGTAGATCTTGAGTTGTTCCGTAAGAACGCTACGAGTGCCGTATCTCAAAACGATCCGTTCTTGTCGTTGCCTACAGATTTCCTAGCATCATTTTCGTTGTCTATTACAAATAGCAGTTCAAAAGAATTCCTGTTGCAGAAGGATGTAAACTACATACAGGAGTACAATCCAAATTCTGCAACAACAGGCACCCCTAAGTATTACGCTAGGTTCGATTTGAACAACGTGATTCTAGCGCCGACTCCAGACAGCAACTATGTCTGTGAGTTTCATTACTTTTATAGACCAACCTCTCTGACTGCCGGCGCAGATAGCGGCACAACATGGTTAAGCACCAATGCTCCGAATGCCTTGCTTTACGGTTCGTTATACGAAGCGTATATTTACATGAAGGGTGAGCCTGACATGCTGCAAATGTATGAGAAGCAGTTTACCGAAGCCTTGTCCAGGTTGAAGGATCTTGCAGAGGCGAGAGAGAATAGCGATGCGTATCGCAGGGGATTGCCAGACCGGCCCCGCACATAAGGAGTAGAACATGGCTACATCTAATGCGGCAACAAACTATCTAGAAAGACGGTTGTTGCACTTCATCTTTAAGAACAACTCGCTGAGTTTCTCTTCGCCGGGTGACAGCATCTATATTGGGCTGGCTACAGCCGTATCTGCCGCTGAGACTGGATCAGTAACGGAAGCAGACTTCACCAACTATGCAAGAGTGCAGGTTACAGCAGCAAACTGGACGACGATAGGCGCTGATTCCACAGACACACAGACAGCCACCAATGCGGCAAACATTGATTTTGCTGCGGCGGGGACCACCACAGCGGATACAATAAC